CCGCAAGTTGTTGTTCTGTATTTTTCGTTTTAGATTTACCATCTAAATGAACCGTGATATCAACGGTCATAGTAGCTAATCGCCACTCTCTCGCAATATCTTCTTTTGTTTCACTCGCAATCTCAATCTGGACGAAAGGGAATGCTGTTCTGGCAAGTCTGGCAAAATCTTCAGGTTTAGTTGATATCTTACCAAGACGAGGATTAGTGATAGTTTTAAGTTTATCAACAACATCGTCAAGTATTGCTTTACGCTTGTTGTTGCTCATCTATATAATCTCTCTGCTTGGACATACTCTATCTCATCAGTGCTATATGAAGCATCACCATCGTGGTCATATGAGATCCCAGCAGACATTGCTGCTGAGAACTCTTCCATATAGCGTTCTTTATAGAATACCATTTGTCTTTGGAAAGTATCATCTTCCTGAAAGTTTGATAGTCTTGGCAAAATATAATACGCCAGAGCATGATAGATAGTTGCTCTTTCCCATTCACTTGCCTTTAACTTTGTCTCATCAAATAACTTTGGATCGTGTGAAATATTCCACCAATCCGATTTGATGCGACGGTTGATATCATCTGTTGAACGGTTAAGTTCTGTATCAAATGTATCTACACCATGGTCAAAGATGTCTGGGACAATCAAAACCAAATCATCATCTGTCGCATATGCCATCATCTATCTCCTAACTTATTCTATTATGCTGCGTCCTTAATAAGAACACCACGTGCCGCATCTACAAGACCAACACCTGCGGCCAATGATGCTACAACATCAAAACCAACTGCTGCTGCTCTACGCTCTACTTCTAAATCAACATTTTTCTGTAGGGCGATACGCATTGCGTCTTGACCGAATACAGCCATTTTTGTGCCTGTTACGCCTGTGTTTGTATCGTTTAGGTATGATGATACGAAGCACTGAACACCTGCGATGTTACCTACGAAACCATTGCGTAGAGCTTCTGTTTGGAAATCACCACCTGCATATGCTGTTGAACCAATGTTGCTCATTAGTGCTGCGTATGCGTTTGTTGATACTACACCGTATAGGTTGCCTGTTTCGCCTGCGCCACGGATTGTTGCTACTGCTGCGAAGATTTCGTCTAGGTCTAGGTTACCTGCTGTGATTTCTTGACCTGTAAGAGAACCCATAACACCTGCTACATCTGTATCAAATGATGCTTGGATTGAGTTACCAAGAATGCGACCCATCTCACCTGCGTCTGCGCCACCTAGGTCACGTAGAACCATACGTGCTGCGTGTAGGTCAACATTGATTGTGCGCTTTGTATCTGATGGTAGAACAGAGTCCAGATCCGCACCTGGTGTTGCTTCTGCTGTGATTTTTGTTGCTGTTACTGAACCCATTAGCGGAACTTGTGCTGTGATTGAACCTGCTGGAACATTTACTGTTGGGATTAGAGAACCGCCTAGGAATAGTGAGTTCTCATGTGCTGTGAATACTGTTGCTGCTTTTGTATTCACCATTAATGCGTCAAGGTTAATACCTGAACCGTATGCTGAGTTTGCCATTTTAATGACTCCTTATGTTTATATTTTACCTTCTGCCTTCATCTTGCGGTAGATTTCTCTATCGGCAGGATTGGACAGATCCAATGAACTTAAATCAACTGCCCCTTTTCCAACGGAACCAGTTGATCCTTTACTTACTACCCCGCCTGGAGTTGAGCGTAAGAAATGTGGGTTAGCATCTAACCATTCATTTACATAACTCTCAATCGTGCGAGGTTCTGCTGTTTCAGGATCGTATTGGATATTCTTATCTTTATCAAATACGACTGGGCGACCTGTTTCGTCAAGTCCTACTGAACCTTTTAATAGTTGGGCAACTTGCTCTGGATTTACTGCGTTCCTTTGGGATGCTGTGTTTAAGAGTGTGCCATCTACTTTAAGATTAGTAAGTTCTTGGCGAAGTGTTGTGATTTCATTTGAGAACTTATCCTTCTGTTGAGATAAGATTTTATCAAACTCCTCACGCTTCTTCATCGCCTCTAACTCACGCTCTTCCTCTGCTGATTTAAGATTTTTATATTCATTTACATCAATATCGGAGTATCGTTTCTTATACTTGTCCAATCTTGCCTGAACAATCTTATCTACATCTGCTTGTGTGAAAGTGCGTTCTTGTTCCTGGTGTTCATTTTCGGTTGGAGTAGCACCAGTATCTACATTTTGTTCCATACCCGAAGTCTCGGTCATTTCGGTCATACCTGTTATCCTTTTCGTTATATATTGTATTTATTCACTAATATCATCAGTGCTATCTTCGTGGATTTTTGGCTCTTCCATAACTTCCACTTTACGCTTTTTGCGCATAGGTTTCACGGAACCGTGATCCCATTTACACTCGTCCCAGTTTTCTGGTGCGTTGTCGTAAATCACTTGTTTATCTGCTGGTTGATAATCTTTATTTGCCTCAAATCTTACTGACTTGATAGGTTCATCATCCAGCATATAGAATGCTTTGATAATCATTTCTTTTTACCCTTCTTCTTCTTGTACGCCATTAGTATCTCCTTCATCAATCTCTCTCATAATATCATCTAACATATCACCATCTGTGATAACGATTTTGGCAATCTGTTTGTGGATTTCTTTGATGAATGTTGATGACTGAACACCCATCTGTAATGCTTCATTAAGAAGTTTTAGGTCAGCGTGTTCATCACGCAAGTCAAATGTCTTTTGATACTCAATGTTGAAATCAATATCTGGTTGAATACCACTCCACTTGAACCATAGTTTCCAAATGTTCCATTCTGTTTGTTCTAACTTGGCTGCTTTATCACCAAGTCTTGTATTTAACATATCAAACTCTGTTGCTAATGCTACACCAGACTTTACACTTAATCCTCTTGCTGCCATAATAGCACCCAAGTGTGTTGAGCGTAAGAAGTTCTCAATGTGTAGGTTAATCATTGATACGATTGAATCAATGTTTGAGCCTGTTGGTTCTAATAGATATGGACGAAGATTTGGATCCATCGTGTTGTCCATATTGATAACAGCACCTGCTCCTGCCATTGCTGATACATCTTGTGTCTTTACAAGTGTTGGATGACCAGAGATACGAATAGATTGCTCTGCTTCACTCAATAAGTTAAAGCACGATTGCTGTATCTTTGCTACATCTGCGATATCACTTTGACCAATACCTTTATATGCTGTTGGGTTAGCATAATGAACAACGAATGGGACTTCACCGATTGCGTTGATATATTCTTCACGCACGGTAACTTCATCTTCTACGACATGATATACATAAATCATTTCTGGTGTCCAGACAATATACTTGTAAGCATCTTCGCCTACCCATTCTTTTGTCTTTACATATACCAGTTTCTCACTACCGTTTGCTTGAGTTTCATATGCCCAATCGCATACATTCTCTGGTGTGAATAGTTTAAGATATGGTCTTACATCATTCGCAATCTCTTGCTCTCTTGTAATAATACCAATACCTTGACCTTTAGTGCATAAGATCCATACTTGACCATATACGGTTGCTAAATCGTTTGCTTCTTTTAGGAAGTCATCTAAATCTTTACCAGCGAAATCTACATCTTCCATAAATCTTGCTACTGAAATATCTTCGGCAAGATTACCGAATGTTCTGGTTGGCGTTGTGCGGAACAAGAATGAACGGTAAGTATCTACCGTCAGTTTCGTCATATTGTCTAACGCTGTATAATCTAATCTGTTAGCATATTGATTGCCAGGTGTATCTTCCTCAAATAGGTATTTTCTTAACATACCAAGGGAAGCGTTCCGATAATCAAAGCCACCAAGATATGAGGCACGATAATAGTTCCATCGTCCCAGGTTTGCTTCATAAAGTGGATGTCTATAATCTAAATCCATTACCATACTCCAAATGTTTTTGTGTTATCGGGTTTAACTTCCCGTGTTACTGGATACAGATACTCTACTGCGTATGATGCTGCGTCAAACATATGGTCATAACCGCTGCTCTTTTCTGGTATCATTGTATCCGGTTTATAGGTATAACGCTGTAAGCTCTGTATTAAGTATTTACACTTGGGATCAACCGTATATCTACGCTCTCCGTTTGTGTTCTTTAATAGTGAGTTCATAGCGTTTATTCTATCTCTTACTGGTGGGTTCTTTGATTTAATCTTAACCACGAACCCTGCGTTTTGTAGGATTGAAACATCAGTCTTACCACCTGCTGATGTCTTGCGTTGTATTCCACTATTATCTGGGAATACTACGATTTGAGATTGCGGATATCTATTCTTTATTTCATCTGCCATCTCATCAGTATTGCTACCCATCATTCTTATCTCATCAAAAGCGTGTAAGCCTGTATCTGTTCTAATATGAATAGTAGCGGTCATTGGAGAGTTGTTGAAATCCATTCCAATGATCAGTTGTTTCGCTGGGTTCGGTATATCAAGCGACACTATGTTGCTCTCATCAAAGTTGTATGCGATGATGCCTGAATATGTCTCAAACTTTGCTTCATATTCTTGCCTAAAGGTTCTCTCATCTAAATCCCTTTTAGCAGCATCTATCTCACTTTGAGGAACATTACCCCCATCAAGTGTCGTATATTGATAACTCGCCCAGTCAGGATCTTGACCTCTCCCAAGATCATACAGATCCTTGAACCAGTTCATACCTTTAGGTGTCCCGCAGAATAACGCAGAACCCGGTGGTTTTTGTGCTGATAGTGCTGGTCTAATGACTTCTGTCCATAGTTCTGGTTTCAAGTCACTTGTCTCATCAAATACCACGAAGTCATATCCCCCACCACGCAGAGCGTCTGGGTTATCACCACTTCTAATACTGATTATACTATCATTCACTAATGTTAGTTCCAATCTACTTTCGTTTGTTTTGGCAATCCAGTTTAGTTTGCCTAATCTTTCTTTTAAGTCTGCCCAAATAATATCTCTACCCATTTGATATGTTGGACATATATATAATACTCGTTTGCCAGGCAGTCTCGCAAATCTTGCTAACTCCCTGACTGAGAGAAATGTTTTTCCAGTTCGTCGTCCCGCTACGAATACTCTAAAGCGTGATTGAGATGACGCAACTGCCTTTTGAGCCTTATTCAGTGGCATCTATGTCGTCACTCCAAGGTAGAATAGATTTATCTTCATCTTGGATTGGTGAATCACTTTGACCCAACATTTGTTTGCCCAACCAGATAAGCATAGTATGATTACCACTCATTGCTACTTCTATTTGCTTTCTGCGTAATCTCATTTTGCCTTCAGCTTTCCCTTTAGCGATAATATGAGCATAACGCCTTTTAAGCGTATCTTGTGATACACCAATAATATCTACCATTTCTGGCATAGTACAATGTATCTGTGCTAACTTATACAATAGTTCTTCATCAATCTCTTTTCTTGGTCGTGCCATCTTTCTCTCCCATTTACCCTTGGTTAGGTTCAATATACCGTTTTGGTATAACCGCTGTCTCTACGCTGTCTTGGTAATCGTCTTTACCATAATATCTTCTTGTGACCGTTATGCGATGTAAGTTATCACCCACCCAACGATATGTAATATATTCTTTAATAATATCTCCGGGTTGCTTATCGGAAAAAACATTATCCCACTCCCAATCACTTTGCTGTTCCTTTTTCATTTTCTATCCTAACATATTTGCTAACATAGTCCCAACCGTTGATGCTACCAGAATACCTAATACCCACCATATACGGTTGTCTATCTTATCTACTTTTTTCTCTACTCTATCAATATCTTCTTTCATATGGTGAAGATGATTATTTTTAATCGTATCTAACTCTTGTTGTATAAGTGCGATATCGGTATCTGTGCTATTAGTTCTCAGTGTGCGAACTTTAGCCTTCTCACTTTGTTTAATCATTTCTGCCTCCATTATGATGAACTAATGTTTGAACCTAACGCAAAGAACACCACTCAAATAGTTTGCTGTTGCTGTGTTTAGAACAGTGAAGCCAAAGCCGTTTGTGGTGTTTAACTTGCCTGTTGCTGTGATAGTATCTGTGTTTGCATCACCAAGATTTACATTACCATTGAATGTTGCTGTGCCATCTACGGTTAAGTCGTTATTGACTTTTAAGTTGTCGTTGATAGTTACATCACCACCGCTATTGATGATGTTATTACCATTAGTGTCTAACGGTGATCCAAGTCGTAAGTCATTACCCGCACGAATAACACCATTACCACCAGTATTGATTGTGACTTCATTGTCCTGAATAGAAAGACTTTCAGTTGTTGCTGTTCCACCATTTGCAACAGTCTCAATAGACACTTTTGTGCCTCTTGCTGATGTTGTTTGCGTTTCTGTTGTTTCTGCTTTAATACGGAAGTTTGCTGTGTTTGGCAGTGTGCCATCAGTTTGGTTTGCTGCTAACGATTGTAATAAGAATAGACGCTTGCCACTATCTACATTAGTTGGACTTGATGGTGTGCCACCAATAATCTCTGTGCCAAATGATGGGTTAGTGAAACCACTTGCGAATGGTTTATTTGCTCCACCAACATATTCTTGAATAAGAACAGAACCCCATGCTGTATCATCTGCTTTAACTTTGATGCCGTGAATATCAAATACACCTGCGATTTGGTCATCACCGATGATT